CGCATCAGCAGACAGTCCGCCTTGTGCATAGGTTGTAGGCGTATAGTGATTACCCGATGTAGTAACCTTGGTATCGGTATTAGGATTAGAAGGCATTGTGAATGTCAAACTAGTACCGCCTACAGTACCAACGGTGACTGAGCTTCCCCATGACGCTGTATTGCCTCCATTGACGACTGACTGATGGGAAGTGAGTACCTTTGTACCATTGGAATACAAGCAGTTATCAGTCCCTATGTAGCAGTTGACGTTTGAGTAAGTCTGCGGGTTGGCAGCCTGACTCTCAGCACCAATTAGGAATAGTTTTGTACTTGCTTTATTGCTTGAACCTGCTGTATTCTTGGTATCTGTGTTAGGATTATTCACCCAAGTGGCGGTACCATCTGAACTCCAACCGAGGAACTGACCTGACGAGCCACCAGAGGGAACATGCTTATAACCTGATGATGTCGGATGCACATACTTGTTGAAGGTGTTTGTGCCGTCACTTACCGATGTGCTTGTCACCGTTATACCTGATGATACTGCCACCTCAAACGAAGAATTAGCAGCATCTTTGATGGTGAACTTATTTGTACCACCTTCGAATTTGATAAACTTATCGGTTGATTCTGCGGTGTTTATCTTCTTATTAGTGGTATCTGACACTTGCAGACTTGCGGTGTTTGAACCAGCATCCCAAGGCACATTGACATAAGCATTACCGCTGTTATCAACCTGTAACTTGTAGTTCTTTCCGCTATTAGTATAACCAAGTTTCACACCACCCAACGCACTTGTCGTGGCAGTAGGAAGTGTGTAGTTGTTGGCATAATCCTCTATATTGTTCAACTTGGCCTTATCGGTGGCTGACATAGCTCCATTACCGCCTGTAGTTGCAGTTGCAAGCGGTATATTAACTACGCCATCGGTGTCAGGAAGGGCTGTGCCATCTATCTGTATCTGGGTGAGAGTGCCACTACCACCACCTGCGACAATAGCCAAATCCACCATACCGCCTGCGGCTACACCTCCACCAGCCTCTACATTCTTCTGGGTGCGTATGCTTTCGGGTACGTCAAGGCTTTCAATTTCCTTGAATTCATTGTTGCCGTTGATGTATATAGGTAACGATGACGAACCCGTGGGTTTTACCCTATCCTTACGCGTTATTTCTTGCACGGCTTGACCGATGCGGTCTAATCCCGTATGCAAGCCACCTATATCCGCTTGTGCTTGTCCTATCGCGTTCCTTGTCGCCTCTATGTTATCCGTCAACGTAATGTCGTATTGCGGTAACACCTTTTCGCCGTACTTGATTGCCAATTGCTTGACGTAAAGCGTAAGCGTGGTTGCGGCGAACATGAACTTGATAGCGACGTTCGGCCGTATTTGCAACAATATGTCGGTATGTTTTGACAAGAAATCCTCGTCGAATTTCAACGGGTAGTCCCAATAGTACACGTTGTTTTCCATCATCCAATCATCCATCGCATCGTCAAGCAACGCTTGTGCCATTGTGATGTATGATTGCGGTAATGATATGCCCGTGAATACTATCTTGTCACCCGATGTCGGGTATTGATACATGTTAGGCATCAATGTGCCGAACGTGGTGTTTTCTTTCTTTACCAATAGCGTGATAGCCGTTTGCGAACTATCGGGATATTTGGTAAGGTCACGTACGTGTCCGTCGCCCTCGGTCGTATGCGGCACGGGGTCGAACACGCCGTCGTTATTATAGAAATTCTTTTTGTATTCATCCCAATCGATGGTCACGGGGAACGTGCAACCGATACATGCGCCGCTACGCATCACGACATTCATCTGTTGTGTGATGGCGGCACATGCGTAAAGGTCGAATGACAATAACGGCAATCCAATCTTGAAATAGGATTGTATATATTCGCCGTCGTCGTTCATCGTGTCATCCCAATGGTCGTCATCGATATATTGTCCCGTTGCGTCATCCCATTTTTGCGGTACGGCACTTGTCAACGCCGTTTCGCTACCAAGTTGCGGTTTGATATCCGCGAATTCGTGTGATTCATAACTTGGCGCGTTCGGGTTGATGGGATTGGGATAACCCTTGGCGGCCGTAGCATCGTAATAGTCTACTAATACGGTGTCCGCATCATAATCGGGATTCGTTTCACCACCCTCTACGTACGGTGACACCTTATTGAATACCGTCGTTTCGTATATCGTAGGCATCAAATGCGTACGTGTGAACGGATGCTTGATAAGTTTGACAAGTTCACCGCCCACGATACCCTCGTATATCGGATAAGCCGTCGGGTCGCTATCGTCGTTCTTGGTGTTCGTCCAATCGGACGGGCCGTACCAACGTATTTGCGGATAGCCGTACGGAATATTCTCCTCGCTACCGTAACCCGCAACCCTTGTGACAATCTTGTTGTTTCGTGGTGTTCTTGAATTGTTTTTCAAGCCCACGCCTTGACCGAATTGAAAAACGAATTCGTTACCTTGACCATCGACGATTGTTTCCGATGGCAAACCCATAAGTATAAGGTAACGCTTGCCGTTTGCGTAATCGCTATCGGTGGTCGGCAAGAGGTCGATGACGAACGGGATGCCGTAAGTGTCATAGAATGTCTTTAAGGCGTCGGCAATCATGTTATTGTCGAACGTCAAGACATCGGATAATGTGGTTATCTTTTCAGTCGGGTCGCCATGTTCGTCATATAACGTGTCACTTATGCGGACAACGAATTCCGTGCCTTGCAAGTTCTTGTTAAGTTTGGCGACATAATCTTGCGCGTTGCCAATCCAATTGAATTTCTTGCTTTCGGACAAGTATTGCTTTTCGTCATCGGTCACGGCTACGTCGGCGAACGGGAAATTACCCAACATGTACATCGGGTGGTAGAACGTGAACGAATACTTGGTCATTCCCTTAAGTTGGGAATTATCCGACGCCATACCCTCGCGTACTATCGTAGGCGGATTCACCAACACAAACTTGGTCGGTGTTTCATTCGCGTCGTCGGGGTTCTTGTACACCTCGATATATTCGGTCATCGTCACCGCCAACGCGTTATTCTTATAATACACGTCACCCGTAATCTTGTCGCTTAACGACATGACTACGCTATCCGACGTCGCCTTGTGTAATACAAGGTCATGGAACGACGTGCCGTCGGCGTTCTTGATAGGAAATGTTATGTTCTTACCTAACTTGGTCATAGGTTACGGGTTGACGGTTACGATATCTTTTTCAACTATCTTTTCCTCATTGTCCCTTATTATGTCATTGCGGTTTTCGGCGATGTTCTTGGCCTTACCCGCCTCCTCTTCCAATGTCTTGTCATTTCTTGATACCAACGCGCCGCGTTCCTTGATGATTCGTTCGGCCTCGTCGGGTGCGGCATCGGGACATTTCTCGATAACCGTCTGTGTTGACAAGTAGGTTGCTTCCATTTGCAAGTTCGTTATCTTGGTGTTGTTGGTTTCCAATGACCACGGAATAATCTTTGCGCCGACGGCCAGTTTTGCGAACTTGGCTTGTCCGCCTTGTTCCAAATCAAGACCCTCTTGGTGTAAGTATACCATGTCTTGCATGAACCGTTGCCAATCCAACGCGCTTTGTGTGGCCAACGAAAAGTCATTGGACATCGCAAGGGCGATACCGTTACCGCCGCTATTGGATGTGGTGATGTCTTTCGGTGTTATGAACGATGTGGAACTGAATAACGATATCTTTTCTTCCAACGTCTTCAGGTAGCCGTCCATCGTTTGCGGTTCGGGGAAATCCAACACCTTGGCGTCTTGGCGTCCGTTCGTGGTGTCACTTGAAAGGTTGATGACAAGTGTTGATGAATCACGTTTGAATGATTCACCGTCCATGTCACCTATAAGAACAAGTGCGAACGTGCCGAAACGCTTAAGGGCGATGGCTTGTATGTTAGCCATCAATTCCCACATTTCGATGGATGATTCGGCATATTCCCATGCGACCTTACCGCGTTTTTCAAGTAACGGGCAACGTGAAAAGCCGTGCTTTTCGGTTAGAACATCCCATCCGCCGTCCTTACCCTTACGTATGCGGTAGTGGTTCTTGTCATCATAAGTGTCCATAATGGTTTCGCTACCCACTTGGTAGGCCAACGTGCAAGCGACCTTGATGCCGTATTCGTCGTAGTTCGGTATGATTTGGTAGCCGTCCTCATATGAATATGTCTTGACGTCGTACCGATTGGCTTTCTTGTCAAAGGTGAACAACACACCGACATTACCCACTTTCTTGCATGTGCTTATGGCTTGGTACTTATCCCATTCGCGTCCGCGTTGCACCCATTCGTTTTTCATATCCATGAACGCCTGTTGCACCGATTCGTCGTCGCGTGATTGATGCAACGTGAATTCAAGTTGGTTGGCGGTCAAGTTACGGACGTGGGCCGCATGAATCAACTTTTGGAATGACGCCGTTTGTGTCATGTCCATAAGGTTACTTGGCATTTCCGTGCCGTTAAGTACCACCTTGATATGCGGTATGGCTTGGTTAAGTATGATGGTGTGCAAGTCGGGTGAATATTCCGTCAAGTAACGGTCTTGCGACACGGGTAATAGTTCAAGGTTGGCGAACCCCGTGTCCAACATCGTATTATTCAAGATACGTGTTGATTCAAAGCCGTGCGGGAGCATCACGCCACCACGGGTAAAGGGTTTCATAACCAACAACCGTGTCGGGTCTTCCATAAACCATTTGATGTCTTTTATACGAATCATATAGCGCTAAGTATGTTTAATATTTCACTTGCGTTCCTTATTTTCTTTACGCGTTGTATGCGCGTGTCTATCATTGCTTCGGGGTCATTGACATGCAACATCGCCATCATATCCTCCGCCTCTACCCGTTTCCGCATCACACCCGCGTCATCCCTTAACATGCGATGGCAATCGTAAATCATGCCGCCACACAAAAGTATGATATTATCCGTCAAGTCGGGTGACATACCTTTCAACAAACTTTTCATCCTTTCCTTTTCCATCATCGTTATACGTCCGTTGGGCGTGCGTTGGAATTGGAATATACGGGATTCAAAGACCATATGTTTCATTATTGTCGTGCCGCCCTCACGTTTCATGTTCTTATGCATGTAATGTGCGTCGGCCAATCGCGGGTCGTAGTGTATCAATCCCGATTGTATCATTTCCATAGCCACATGACCCGCCTCGTCCTTGGCTGTCTTGAATTGGGCCTTGCCACGGTTCGACGGGACGCCCGCACCCGAAAACAACAATGCGCGCGGGAAACATTCTTTCAAGAATCCGAATCCTTGTACGTCAAGAATCATGTCACGTTCTTGTAGATTATGCTTGTCACGAAAATTGATAGCCATTATGACCGCCTCGCGGTTTGTGTTATGCATCGAATACTTTATATCCTTGCACACCCATCCGTATTGCGACCACAATTCCCAATATTTCAATATCAAGTTATCGAAACCCGTGGATGCCATATCCATCGTCATGCAACGCTTGATGCATTCCGAACCGCGCGGCAATTCCGACGGGCGGAACATACGTTCTATGTCAAGGGTGCTTACCGACACTTTCGACAAATCCTCAACATCCATTTCGTCATCCGTAATCGAATAGTTCCAATTGTTTGCGTATGACGATGCGGCGGTTGATGAATTGGCGGTCATGCCACGATAGGACTTGTTCTTTGCCAACATCTTTTTGTTGTCACGCATGTCAAACGTGTAGAACACCATCGACAATATGAAATCCTCGTATGTCATGTCGGGGTCTTGGGCAATCAACGCGTCGATATGGTCTTTGCACTTTTCGTACACCTCGCGTTTTGTCCGTCCGAAATAGGTCTTGTCCAAGTCGCCCTCTTGCATGTTAAAGAACATAACCACACCGTCCATCTCCTTGTCGACCGAACCGTCGTCGTTTATCCATCCGCCGCCGTGTTCGCCCTTACCGCATAACTTACGTAGGGCACATTCGCGTTCGGGGTTCTGCGCCATGAATATCTGCGCTTTACCCGCGCTATCGGAACGCAAACGGGGCATGAACGATGTTATGGTACGCCAAAGGAACTTGTTGCTTTCATCGAATATAAGTTTCTTGGCTTGCAGACCTTTGGCAATCTTATCGATGACTATCGGACTTTCGTTGTCAAGTTGTTGGAACTTGATTTCCGACCCGTTGTATAGTTTCATACCCATGTCCGTTTGGTTACGTATGATTTCGCCAATCGGGTCTTGCGGTTGTTTCTTGACCGAACGGTCAATCAACGGGTACATGGATTTAAGTGTGTCGTTAACCTTACCCGCGCCCCAAAAGTCGGACACGTTACGCATGAAACAAACGATTTTGGCGTTGTCGTTCATGGCAAGGTAATCCATCGGCGCATAGTAAAGGGCGTATGACTTACCCGAACCCGTCGGCCCTGCAAGAACCACAAAGTCGGCATTGGAACGTATGGCGTATTTTTGGTTGCCATCCTCCAACGGACTCAATACTATGTCGTTGCGTTTCTTTGCCATCGGCTAACGGATTTTTGTTGCACAAAAATACTATCGGTGTCATACACCTTTGATATATAGCAATATTATTGTGATAGACTTTTTAACATTTGACATCATAAACCTTTTATATTGTTATGTACGTGTGCGTTTTTTACATTTAGTTTGTGCCCAACAATTTTGTTCAACAAAAACGATTAGTAGAGAACTATGACAAAAGAAGAAGTTTTGCAGAGAGCAAACGATTATTGTAACGAGAGAAGTTACGACGGCGAGACACTTACCGACGAGTTTAAGGACAAGTTTGCGGAACATTTCGCGAAACGCCACGAGGCGGCGGGAATTGACGATGATGGTATCGATGATGAAATCAAATTCAACCTTGACACCGCAAGGTCGGCAGCCGCTAAAGGGTTGACCAAGAAACAGCAGACGTTCGAGTCGAAAGAGAACGACTACAAAAAGCAAATCGATGAGTTGAACGCAAAACTTGGCAAACAAACACCTCCGAAACCCGAAATTCCCAAGGAAGTCCAAGACCGCTTGGATGAATTGGAGAAATACAAGGCGAACGAGTTGCGGGCCGAAAAGAAAAAGTCGGTCATTAAGTTAGCCAAGGAGGGTATACGACAAGACCTTCATGCATCGTTCGACAACTACGTTTCGGATTTCGAGGCTACGTTGGATGCCGACGACAAGGAACAAGCAAAGAAATTGGTGGATAAATTCCAAGCGATATTCAAGGATTCAATTGGTGACATCAAACCGCTTGCCCCGCGTCAGGTGCAAAAACGCGATGAAGAATATCTTGAGGGTATGCCTAAAGTGACGATTGAATAATCATTTTTTCACCAAAAACAAACAAAAGTATGGTAACAAATCTTGCTTATTTTTACGAGCGTTCAAGAAAGGTTCGTGGAGGTAAATGGGTTTGGGTGAAGGATTCAAACGGTGAAAACCGTCGTAACATCCTTCTCGGTGGAACTATCGCTAACCCGTCAGCCAACTTCTCAAAGTTGTTTGCCGCACAGTTGATGCAGTACACCCCTGGCCAGTCCATGTTGATTTTCCGTTCTTTCAAGGCAAAGGCAAATGCCGCATCAAATGCGACAACCATCTACCTTGAGGGTGACGGCTACAGTGATGCCCCCGAGGTGGGTATGTACTTGATGATTGCACCCGATTCACTTAAGGTAAAGACCATCACAAGCGACAGTGAAATATCCGTTGCCGACGATAAGGTAGACCTTTCAGGTGCAACATTCACCGAAACCGAGACCGATTACGTTGGTGTATATGCCAAAGTAACCGCCGTCGAGTATGACGAGGCCAACGAGAAATTCGAGGTAACACTTGAGAATGCTCTTGGCACTGCATTGACAACCGACACCATTCTCGTTGAGGCTAACAAAGCCGCCGACACTGGTAGCACTGGTTCAGCACCCGTTCTTGTTCCCAA